TTATTATTAGAAATAGGTCATACCCCAAAAACAATATGCTTACATTATAATTGAACCGGCGATTTTGGCCCCGGCTTTAACTATCGGAACTAATACGTCTCCAACGCTGAATGAATCAGCATCCCCTGATTGTGCAATTGGTTGTTTAGATGCTATTGTTGATACTTTATTTACCAAACTCTCATTCTTGTCAGGTCCAGCTTTAGCTAAAGCATAAACATCTGCGGATATAGATGGTGCATATTCAACGCAGTAGAGAGTGTCTAGAACGAAGCTCGATCCTGGAGCGGCCCCAGATATGGTGATGAGGGTGGACGCCCAGCCATTGTCGAATGAAGCTACTGATGGCCAATGTATTGCTGTGCCTTCACTGGATAAGTCATTGTGTAATAAGAAAGAGTGCATCTCCCCGTTTGGTGTCGAAATAAATGATAAATCGTTGGAAATAATTGCCCACTCGTATTCGTCAGCTGAATGTTTCAAAACTCCGTTGCATCCGGCTCGAAGTGGAAACGTTTTGGTGTCGAAGGTGTTAGATGCATAAAAGGCCGGTTTAACTTCCAATTTTCTGACTTGGAGTTGGTCATGTCCCCATGTCTTGTCTGATCCACCTTGCGAATTGATTACTGTGAACTGTTCAGGATTTGGCTGGAGTGTATTTGCTGATAATTGAGCTCTATTAACTTTAATTAGTCCCGAATTGTTCAGTGATGTGCCTGTGTAAAGGATTGACCACCCAATGGTGACTATACGACTTTTGGTAGCACCATATAGAGCGGGAGCATCGTCAAAGACACCAGCGGTGTTACGTAGCGTTACTGGTAAGTGTCGCCACTCCGGTTGCATGACTGTGAACATGACATTTTCACCGCCTGTGCGTTGTGGAAAATGAAGTGAATTGCATTTGAAGTCAGTGTCTACGGCTGGTGTCTGGAACCATATAGATGATGGTAAGGCAGGTGTTATAGCGATGTTTACCCCCCCTGAGCTACCGATAGTGAAAGTATTTTGCATTCGATGATCTATTAAAATCCTTTTCAAATCTGTACCATCAGGTATTCCAAGTGATTTACCCTGAGATCTGAAAGGCATCAAGCGGCACATAGCATAAGGGTTATTCATGACTCCTTTGGTCGCTACTGGTTTATTATTGGTGTTGCGTTGTCGATTTACGTTATTACGTTTAGGTGTGGTGTTGTTTCGATTTAATTTTCGGTTTTGATTAGCCAATTTTCGTAATCTTGGTGGGAGTCTGCGTCGAAATCTGCGTCTGCGTATCGCCCCGTTGTTGTTGATTACAAAACTGTTTTTCGTTGATTTAGGTTGCGATGGATTCGCGGTATTGTTAGTAGACATATTTGCAATGATTATTTACAAAATTAGATTATTTACAAAATTTAAATTACAAAAGGTCATTATCTCTGTGCGACGGGTATGATTTCCATACGTCTGCTGATCATGTCCTTCATGCGTCTCGGGTCTTTAGCTTCACTGTTTAAGAATCCGAATAATATTTTAATTTCATCCGGTGATGGAACGTAATCAAATAATTTGGTGTAGTTGTAGTACTGATTGGTCAATGCACACACTTCGTCTAATGTGTCCTGGTCAGGAATCATCTCTAAACCATTTCTGAGTGAGATAATGGTTTCACTATATTGATCAGGCGTTGCGTATATTTTGGATAAGTATTTTGCCACTCGACGTAGTGGATCGGGTGCTGCGGCGTGATCACAAATGAATTTCCCTGCGAATTCAATGACTGGAGGTTTTTCGTCTTTCAGTAATAATTTGTTTTTGTTCAGCCATTCCTCGTTTGTGAATTTAATGTCGAGTCCCTCCAACGCTGAGTCATCTCCTGTGAACACTGCAATTACCAATAGAACCCAATCGTACACAGTGGCTATATTACACATGTTATAAAAGGTGTTTCTAAACCATGTTTCGAATGTACCCGAGTGAAATTTTAATTCACCTATTAATCTGATGAAATCGGTGTACATGACCCAAGAATCGCTATGGTCACGTA